GTATCCACTCCATCGTTGTCGTCCGTAATGAGTGTAGGCAATACAGCATCTACTAATTTAGATATGAATACCAATGATATTACAAATGCTACTTCTATAACCACGGGAACACTCAATTACACAACCCTCAATCCTCCTGTATCCACTCCATCGTTGTCGTCCGTAATGAGTGTAGGCAATACAGCATCTGCTAATTTAGATATGAATACCAATAATATTACAAATGCTACTTCTATCACGACGGGAACACTCAATTACACAACCCTCAATCCTCCTATTTCTACTGGTGCGACATACGTGTCATTCTCACCAGCATTTACAAATCTTACAATAGGAAATGGGACAGTGACTGCCAGATATGCCCAACAGGGTCAATTTACAGATGTGTATGTCCGTATCATTTTCGGCTCAAGCACAGTAATGGGTATATCTCCAAGAATGACGTTGCCTGTAAATGCTAATTTCGCAAGTATCAATACAGGAATTGGAACTGCTCTAAATGGTAGTCTAACTATGCGTGATGCTTCTGCTCCACAGACTGTATATGGTATAATAACACTATCTCCTAATAATTCTGTTGAATTAAGACCATTCTTTTCAAGTGGTAATCTTCAAGTTGTAGCACAAATATCTCCCACCATTCCTTTCACTTGGGCAAATACTGATGAAATATTTTTTACCTTTTCCTATAATTCAGTTTAGGAAGGTGGTTCAGGATTTATTTGGATTGAATATTATTAGAATTTAATATATTCTTATAGTATAGGTAAAAAATGAGTTTCTATGACTTGGATATGAATAATAAGAGTATTACTAACCTTACGAGTGTGGTGGGGAGTAACCAATTGATAGTAACTTACGGGAACGCACAATCAACAACCGCGGGTAGACTATACTTTTTAGATGCTTCTAACAACTGGAATTTGGCAACAAACTCCAATTCAGTAGGTTTTCAACTCGCAATCGCTAATGGTTCTTCTCTATTAGATGGAATGATACTACAAGGAACAATTACAAATAGTGCTTATTCAGGTTTTACAACAGGTGGTGCTTTATATGTTTCAACAACAAGTGGATTATTGACAAATACAGCACCAAGTAGTGGTATAAGGGTTTTAGGCAACTCATTAGGTTCTAATCAAATATATTTTTGTCCGTCTAATATATTAAGTATGCCAACAGGAATAAGTGGATATGGTATAGCCTCAGGAGCTTCAACAGGCGGTGGATTTACTCAAACGACAATCACTGACCCCTCAAATGGGTTTCAATATTCATTACTCAAATACACTGACAGTTCAACTACTCAAAATCAGTCAATGACAGTCAGCACAGCGGGTCTTTTTGAAGTATTTATATTAGGGGGTGGAGGCGGTGGTGGTAATTTTAACACCCAAGGATCGTGTGGCGCTGGTGGAGCAGGGCAACTTATAAAACAAACTCTATATTTAGAAGCAGGTGCTTATACGATATGTGTAGGTAATGGCGGGAGTGTCGGGCAAAATAATGGTAATGCTGTGAGGGGTAGGTCTTCTTGGTTGTGTCCAACTACTCCAAATAGTCCCAAGTTAGTTGCTTCGGGCGGAGGAGCTGGTTTTTGTTCTACGACATCTACAAGCGCTGGAAATTATAATTCATACTTTCGGTCTCTACAATATGCGGCATCACCATCATTAGGAGGAGGAGCAGCTCCTTATAACGACGCAGGAGACATTCAAAGTTCTTACGGACAATTAATAAAAATAACAAATATTATAGCCAATATCGGGTTTGGGCAATCTACAAACCAAAATAACGCAGGAGGGCTTATAACGAGTAATTTTGATGGCGGAGGTGGCTATAATGATGGCGGCAATTCGGCAACGGGTGGAGGAGCAGGAGCAGCAGGAGCTGGTGGTGATGTCACACAACAAGGTGGTCAAAATATGAGGGGAGGTTCGGCTGGTCTTGGAATAATAGACGGATTTTCTGGTGTAAATCTTGGATACGCTGGTGGCGGTGCTGGGGGTCACTCTACAAACCGTGACCACAATGTCACCACGACCACAGGAGTAGGTCAAATGGCTGTTATTCAAGTCTTTTCAACGTCTGGAACTACTCTTACAGTCACTAACGTTAACATTGGAACTATTCTGGTTGGAATGCGAGTAACGGGGTGGATACCTAACTGGGTTGGGAATGGTAACCAGACAACCCCCAATAATCCTTATATCCAATTACCGACAAGTGAAATATTTATTACTTCACAAATATCGGGAACAACTGGCGGAAACGGCGTTTATACTCTAAATACTAATGGAAATTTAGGCACTATAACTCCGTCGGCGGGACAAAGTTTTTTCTTGTTCTTATCACGATATGGAGGTGGTCTTGGAGGGCGGTCAGCCGCCAACACCAATGGTGAATTCATCGTGGGGACATCAGGAGCACCCAACAGTGGAGGTGGTGGAGGTGGTTCTGGAAACGCAAGTTGGAACGGTGGATTGGGGGGTGCTGGTGGTTCGGGGGTGGTGATGGTTAGATACAGAATTTAGATTGTGGTTGCTATGTCTCTCCTTGCTATAAATCCAATAGCATCGTCTTCTCTACACAGAAAGCGGTAAAATGGGTATTTAATGATGGTCATACCCCTCTGCTTACGATGTCTACTGTAAAAGAAATATTCGTAATAGTCAAAGTCAAGGAAATCAAGAATGTAGTATCTCAAATATTTTGGTAATGCTCTAAAAAAGGGGATAATTTCCATACTATATGTATATATATAGAATGGAAAATGACTGGTCTGTTGATATTGAAAGCGTTTTGGAAAATATACGAATAAACTGCGTCCTACTATCCAATGAACACAAATCACAATATTTCTACCTAAAACATATACTCCGTTTCTTCCGCCTTCCCGTAATCATCCTTTCTGGTATAAACTCAATATGTTCGGTTGGTCTTACGAATTATATGGAGCAGTCAGCAATCAGTATGACTACTTGTATCATCGCTTTAACGTGTTCTATTATAGGTTCAATTGAGTTATACTTGGCTATTCAAAAGGGAATGGAAAGTGAATTGACATCTCAACAAGCATATTATCTACTCGGTGTAGATATTTACAAGAATTTATCCTTATTAAGAGAACATAGACCTATTCCAGCAAAGGAATATTTAGAAAAATGTTATAACGATTTCGTCAAACTAACAGAAAACAGCAACGCAGTAATCAAACGAATAGAAGATAAACTATCACCATTACCAGTAGAATATTTTATCAAATCTAAACCATCATTCAGTATATCCACACAATCTAAAAAACAGATAAACCAAAATGACAATAGAGCAGACAATAGCTTGGGTTCTTTCACAGAGAAAGAGGAGTTCAATATCTCGGTTTAACTTTTCAGGATTTTTCATTCTTATAGATAGATTATAGATAAAAAATACAAAAATATAATCTTACTCTAAATTATAGAATGGAAACGAAAGATTTAGATAAAATTTTTGAGGACAAAAATATCTCACAGAGTTCTAAAACTTTGTATCTCAAAAATTTAGAACGACTAAATGGAGGTGTCTTAAAAAATTTCAATTTCTTAAAGGATGTAGAAAAAGTGATGGAAAAAATCAAGAATTATAAACCGAATACTCAACGGACTTATATTATTTCAGTCGTATCTCTGTTAAAATCTTTGACTCAAATTCAACCGAAAAAGTATAAGAAACTGTACGATAGATATTATCCATATTTAGAAACTCTAAATAAAGAATTAAAAAGTAATACTGAAAAGACCGAAAAAGAAACAGACAACTGGATGGATCAAGAGGCAGTAATGTCTAAACTGCAAGAGTTAAAAGACAAGGTTAATCCTAGTATTAAAAAGTTGAACGAAACTCAATATCAAGACCTTCTCAACTATCTATTACTATCTCTCTACACTTTACAACCACCACGCAGAAATGCTGATTATCAAAATGCTATTATAACACGCAACCCCGACTTTAAGAATTTAGAATGTTTTAAGGATTATAATTGGGTAGATTTGAATGACAACAAGTTTGTCTTTACAAAATTCAAAACGGCAAAAACATATAAAAATCAAGAAGTAGATATATCACCCGAATTAAGAGAGGTAATAGATTTATATTTGAAACATCACCCATTACGCAAATTGCTTACAAAAAAAACAAATATCCCGTTTGTAGTTAATTATAATGGTGATATTTATTCTAATAATAACGATTTCACACGATTGTTATACAAGATATTTGATAAAAAGATAGGAGCAAGTATGCTACGAAAGATATTCTTAACTTCAAAATATAGTGATACGATGGATAATTTGAAGAAAGATACTAACGACATGGGGACATCAACAACCACCGCTGAAAATCACTATATAAAAGAGTGAGATTATTTCTTTTTCAAATCTCGTATAATTTGACTTACCCATGCAACAATAAACCCTACTAAAAACCCTAACATTTTATAAAATATACTGGTATTTTATAAAAGCGAAAAAACGAGCAACTTTCAAAAACCCTCCACGTTAGGGTTTCCCCCTCCTACCATCTGACGGTACTTGGCACTTGACATTTGACTTGCCTAAAACGGTTTTTAAAAAAGTTAAAATTTTTCGCAAATTATTTGACCCAGTGTGCAACTAATTCATCACCAGTTAATCCAGTCTGTTCTTTCCATTTGTTTATAAAGTCAATAAATTCTTCTAAATTATAATAAAAGTCCTTCATCATTATTGTCCGCAATATAACCCATCGCCCACATGTATTAATACCGTTTTTAAGTTTTTGAAATTTCTTTTTATTATAAACAACAGGTACATCTTTCGGTAATTTCTTAAATAACTCGGTAAGCAAATTCTTATCTTGACCGAGCATTCGTCTTATTATTTTAGGTATGAACTTTAATTCGCCATCTATAAAATTGCCGTATGAGTCAAATGCTTCCAGAGTATCCTTCTTTGTTTTAGGGTCAGTATAACGGTATATGGCGACCCAGTGACCGCTGTTCTGCTTCTGTTCTATTAGGATAATCTTATATGATCTATCGTGGGGGAGCAAATCATATATACTATTAACATCAGCAAGTTCATTATATTTAATAATATCGTCGTATGCACTCTCCCCGAGATGCTTTCTTAAATCTAAGTCTGTTATATTTGTCTGAATAGTTTGTTCTAAACTTGGTTCTATCATTATATACTATTGTTATATTTTTTATTCGTTTATTTAGCAAAAAATAATCTAAC